GCGGGCGGAACTCCTTGGCCTGGACCAGCCCATGAAGGTCGAGGTAGCCGGGCCGGGCGGCGGCCCTGTCAAGGTGCGGGAAGTCATTATCGAGCATGATGCCCCTGACGACACTCCGGCGTGACCTATCGTGGATAGACCCCGATGGGAACGTGCGTGTGCACTTCCACTCGGGGCAGGAGCGGGCCTGGGATAGCAAGGCCCGCTTTGTCTTCGTGTTCGCTGGCACGCAGGGCGGCAAGACCTCGTTCCTGCCTTGGTGGCTCAACCGGGAGGTGGAGCGGACGGCCCTTCCCGCAGGCGAGAACGACTACCTTGCGGCGACGGCGTCGTATGACCTGTTCAAGCTCAAGTTCTTGCCGGAGATGCGGAAGGTGTTCGAGGAGTATCTCCACCGGGGACGGTTCTGGTCCGGCTCCAAAGTCATCGAGCTATGCGACAACGAAGGACGGTTCTGGGCGCACTCAGCCGACGACCGGATGTATGGGCGTATCATCCTACGCTCAGCCCAGGCGGAGGGGTCGCTCGAGAGCGCCACGGCGAAGGCGGCGGTGCTGGACGAATGCGGGCAAGACGAGTTCCGGGTGGAGCATTGGGAGGCGGTGCAACGGCGGCTGTCACTCAATCAAGGGCGGGTGCTCGGAGCGACGACGCTCTACAACCGTGGCTGGGTCAAGTCCCAGGTGTACGACGCTTGGCGGGCAGGCTCGAAAGACATCGAGGTCGTGTCCTTCCCCTCCTACGAGAATCCCAACTTCCCACGGGAGGAGTACGAGCGCATGGCGGCAATCCTTCCCCGGTGGAAGCTGAACATGTTCTATCGGGGCGAGTTCGACATCCCGGAAGGCCTTATCTATCAGCCCTTCGACACAGAGACAGACGTTTGCGACGACTTCGAAGTGCCCCCCGAATGGCCCCGGTGGGGCGGGACTGACTTCGGCGGCGTCAATCAGGCAGGGGTGTGCTTTGCCGAAAGGCCCGATGGTCACCTGTTCCTGATTGCCGAGTACTTGCAAGGCCAGCGCACGGCCAAAGCGCACGCCGATGAGATGGCGAAGTGGCGATGTAGACGATGGTGGGGCGGCGCTGCCTCGGAGGACCAATGGCGGCGGGAGTTCGGGGCATGCGGCCTGCCTATTCTCCAACCCGTGACAGGGGACGTCGAAGTCGGAATTGACATCGTCTACAGCGTCATGGCTGAGAAGCATCTGACTGTCTTCCGCTCTTGCAAGCGGTGGCTCGATGAGGTGGGTGTCTACTCCCGCAAGCTCGACAAGGCAGGGCAACCGACTGAGGTGATTGCGGAGAAAGAGACGTTTCACCTGCTCGACGCGACCCGATATTGCCTCGGCTCCATCAGGCGGCGGGGCGGCAAGGCGAAGGTGATGAGGCTCGGCGGCTAGGATTGGTGGCAGAAGTGTTGTAGACTAGCACAGGCACGGGATGGAGGTCCACATGGCAGGTGAGACGCAGAGGGCGATTGAACGTTCCATCCAGTCCAGAGTAAGGGACGACAAACCCCTCGGCCTCTCCCTGATGCTCTACATGGTCGGCGGGGTCGGGACTATCCCCGGCTGGTGGAGCAAGGCCCGTGACGCAAAGCTGAGGGAGTTCTGGAAGAATAACGACTACCTCGCAGGGGCCGTCTACGCCGTCTGCTCCCGCATGGCAACAATTCCTGTCAACGTCGAGCCTTGGGACGAGAACGTAACGGCCCATGTTGACCAAGCGTGGAAGTTCGAGCGCATCCTGCTCGACGCCTCCGAGTTCGGCCAAGGGTTCGACACCTTCGTCACGAAGTGGACGGAGGACCTACTCACTCAAGACAACGGAGCGTTCGCTGAAATCATAGGTGACGGAGAGCCGACTGGCCCGATTATCGGGATGCCCTTCGGCGTCGCCCACCTTGACTCGTATCGGTGCGCCCGCACGTCGAACCCGGAGTACCCTGTCGTCTACACCGACACGAACGGCGACAGGTTCCGGCTCCATCACACCCGCGTCGCCTACGCCTCGCTGCAACCGTCGCCTATCTCTGAGATGCTTGGCGTCGGCTTCTGCTCCATCTCCCGGTGTATCAACACATCCCAGCACCTGATGGACGTCCTGACGTTCAAGCAAGAGAAGCTTGGCTCACGGCCCAGCCGGGGAATGATGGTGACGAAGGGCGGCCTAGACCCGGAGGACGTGCGGGCGGCGATGGAGATTGCGAACGACGCAATGGACAGCCAGCAGTTGAATCGGTTCTCCAAGGTGGCGGTCGTCGGTTCTCAATCACTCCCAGATGCTGGCCTCGAACTCGTTGCCTTGTCGTCCCTTCCGGATGGCTTTGACGAGCAACAGTCCACGACGATTGGCATGGCGGCAATCGCTCTCGCCTTTGGCGTAGACCCCCGAGAGTTGTGGCCCGGTCTGTCCGTTGGGAGTACCCGTGCCGAGGCGCTAGTGGCGCACCTGAAAGCACGGACCAAAGGCATCGGCCAGATTATCGCTATCACTGAGCGGGCCATCGGTCAGAAGTTCCTGCCCCCGACGCTCTACATGGAGTTCGATTACCAGGACGACGCGCAGGACAGGCAGGTGGCAGACATTCGGGCCGTCCGCGGCACGACAGCGGAGACCAACCTGCGGTCGAAGGCCCTCGACATGCGGACCGTCAGGCAGCAGATGCTACAGGCGGGCGACATCTCCAACGCTCAGTACGAGGAGCTTGAGTTGCAAGACGGCAGGCTCCCCGATGGCACATCCGTCCTGTCCCTGTTCAATCACCCCGACTATAAGGCGATGCTCAACCTCGGCGTCCCTGACCCGCTCCTACTCGACAAGACCGAACTCAAGCCCCTGGTGGAGGAGAAGAAAGTCGAACTGCTCACCGGCCTTGGGGTGGTGAAAGACTTCCGCACACGGAAGATGATGCAGGAGGCGCTCAAGGCAGTCGAAACGCTGGTGGAAGAACCCATTGCGAAGGCCGCTGTGCCCCCTGCGCTGGCGGCGGCGGCACTCACGGCGGGAAGTCCACCTGCGGCACCAGAGAACGTGCCTGCTGGCGGCCCGGAGGCGGGAACGCCCGGAGGTGAAGAAGCGGGCCAGGAGGAAGGCATCGAAGAGGTGGTCTTGGAGTGAACGAACTCGTCACGAAGTCCGAAGACTCCTTTCGGCGTGGCCTCAGGACCAACGGCCTTGCCTACTTCGAACAGCGTATCGTCTTCCTGGACTTCATTGGCGAGATGCAACGGCTCCTGGCATTCCACTACACGCAAGCATGGGAGGAAGGCGAGCGGGCGTGCGGTTTCACCCCAGCAGAGCGGACCGACGAGCAACGCCAGCGCCTGCAAGCCGAGGTCGGTCGAGACATCCAGTCGGTCTATGGCCTAGCAACCTACATCGAGGGCCAGACGGCGAAGCTCGCAGGGGGAGAGAAAGGCAAGCGTGCGGCATGGGCGACCGTCTCGTCCCGGCTCGACATCTGGGCGAACCGCTACAACGCCGTCCGCTCAGCGGCGCAGACCATCGTGTGCGCCGACAGAAAGATGGTCTGGTATCTTGGAAGGACAGAGAAGCATTGCACCGACTGCCTGACCTACGAAGGGCGAGTCCATCGAGCATCCACATGGCGCGGCGCTGGAGCCATGCCTCAATCACGGCGTTTGGAGTGCGGGGGATGGCATTGCGATTGTCGGCTGGTCCCGACTGATGCTCCGGCATCCCCCGGACGCCCGCCCTCTCCGAGAGGTTGAATGTCAGGTCCGACGCTCCTGTTCGCTCCCGTAGGCAACCCCAAGTTCGACTTGGCGGGTATCAAGTCGCGCCTGCGGACGGCCCTTCGGGACGAAGGCACGGTTATGAAAGTCCTGATGCAGAAGACGACCAAGACGTGGAAGCACAAGCCCACGTTCGCCAAGGACGAAATCCACACCCCGGAGCAGATTGGCGTCACAGTCGGCCCCAACCTGAAGACCCTTCCGGGGAGGGTGTGGATGTATCTGGACGGCGGCACGAAGATTCGGTGGGCGGTGATGTCAGGCGATTGGAGGTCGAAGACCCGGCCCGGCGTCCTCGGCTCACGGCCGGGCCGGGGCCGGGCCGTCATCTGGGGTCGGCGTGCCATGACAAAGCGTGGCATCGCTCCCCGGCCCGGCATCCAAGCCCGCCATTGGTCGGAGGCCATTCACAAGCTCCGGGCCGCCAAGTTCGAGGCGCAACTCAAACGTGAGTTCGACCTCATCGCTCGGGACACTATCAAGTAAGGCAAAGTCCTGCTATGCTCTGGAAGACTATCGAACAATGGGAGGCATGAGATGGCAATTTACAGTTTGGCAAACCGAACAGGTATCGCCACGACCACGGCGGCCAGCTTGGAAGTCAGGGCAGGTGCGAGCAATCGCCCCCGACTCCTGGAGGAAGGTATCTGGCTGAATGCGGCCACGCAGTCGCCCATTGGCATTGGGCGTCCGCAGGCTATCGGCATCACGCCGACTTCGCCTGTCACAGTCCTGGCGGAGGACCCCGCTGAGAGCACGGGCCTGACGCAGACGGCGCTGGCCTGGGGAACGGCCCCGACCGTGCCGCTCAACTTCTTCCGGCGTCTCAACATCGCGGCGGCCATCGGCGCAGGTGTGCTTCTCACCTTCCCCCGTGGCATCGTCATTGCGGCGGGCGGGTCGCTGGTCAACTGGAACATTGCGGCGGTATCGCTGTACGACTGCCACGTCGTCGTTGACGAGTAAGGTCGATACGGTGGCATTCAATATCAACACCGGCTCGGTCCTCCACACCGGAGGGCGGGAAACCCGAGGGCCGTCTCCACGGGATATGGTCTGCTGTGTCTGCTACCGGTTCTTTATCGTTGAGACCCGGACTTGGCAAGAGGCGGAACGGAAGCCGTGCCCCTACTGCCACAGCAGGGAGACGACCCCCATGCTTGGCGAGTACCACAACGCGGTCCCGGTGCTTGTGTCGGACGGCAAGGGAGGGTATCGCTGATGCCCGGATACATCATCGGACTGTTCACGGGTGCGACGAACACGCCCACCCCGAAGCGGCCTGAACGCTCGCTCAACTTCCAGTATGCCTTTCCCCCCGAACGAGACATTCGTGACCGGGAAGATGCGCCGGGAGCGAGAAACCCCTACAACCTGTGGCCTCCGAGCGACCTGATAGGTGGCGAGGAAACAGGGATGACCGTGATGAAGTTGGTATCCTACGACGACGACATCCGGTTCGGCGGCACGAAGGCGGCGTGCTACACAATCGCCGGGATTGCCTACGACTCGGGCGGCACTCCAATTGCCGGGGCGTACTGTGAGCTCTGGCTCATCTCTGTGGACTGGGTAGACGCTCACCAGCCTCTGCTGATTGGAACAACGGTGGCTGACGCCAATGGCAACTACGGTTTCGCCGTCCCGAACACCGTAACGAAGTACAAGGTGGAGTGCTATGACGGAATGAGGGGCGGCATCTCAGCGAGGAACTTGGTCGGTGCCTAGCGTCGTCCGCTACCCGGTAACGCTTCTGGACTGGCACGCCACACCGAAGAATGTCCGGATGGCGGACTTCTTGCCGCCTGTTGTCAGGACCACGCCAGTCGTCCAGAAAGTGTACCTTATCAACGCCCCGGAGATTCTCCCGCTCCCAGCGGAAGTGCTTGCCGGGGTCAGTTACGGCGAAAGCGGCGTAGAGTTCGTCGGCACTCTCAGCGGCGGCGTCGGCTACCCACTCGAAGCCGATGTTGAGTTCGGCGTCGTCTACGGTTCCGCCAGCGAGAAGACAGGCGACTTCTACGTCCCGGCTCAGAGTGATGTCAAGCTCGGCGTCGGATACGGGGCGGCCGGGACGGAGTTCACAGGTTCGTTCGCAGGCGGCGGCGGGGCGGCCCGGCCCATTGGGTCGCCGGTCGTTCGGAGGGTCAAGTGACAGCCCTAGTTGCGCTTGATGATACCTTCTACTTCCACTTCGGGACGAGCGACCCGACCACCGGGGCGGCCACGAATGCGGATAGCCTTCCGGCCGTCACCGTCGAAGAGGACGGCGTGGCGATGGGTTACGCCCCCACGGTAACGAACATCGCAACCGGACTGTATCGGGTGACCGTTGTCAACTCCACCGCCAACGGCTTCGAAGTCTTGAAACGCTACGCGGCATATGTCGTCGCAACCGTCTCTGCCATCACCGGGCGGGACGGCATGGCCGAGTGGCAGACCGTCGACGCCGACCTGATTGGCGGCCTGAGCACCTTCGTTGACACCGGCTATGCCACCATCATTGGCTACGTCGATGAGTTGGAGTCTCGCCTGACTCTCACCCGGGCCAACCTCCTGGACAACCTAGTGAACTTGGATGTCGTCCTGAGCACCCGAGGCACGGCAGACCCCGGCGATGCTATGACGCTGACCGGTGCCTACGACCCCGCTAAGACAGCGGCGCAGGCAGGGGACGCGATGGCGCTGACAGGGGCAGAGCGAATCGCCATCCGGACGGAGATGGATGCGAACAGCGTTGACCTGAACTCTATCATTGCCAGCCTGACGACTGTGATTGGCTACGTCGATGACCTGGAGGCCCGCCTCACCCTGGCCCGGGCGAACCTGCTCGACAACTTGGTCAACCTCGATGCCGCCGTGAGCAGTCGCGGCACGGCCGACCCAGGCGACGCAATGGCCCTCACCCCTGCGGCGGTTGACGCCATCCTGGACGAGGTCGTGGAAGGAACCTACACCTTCCGGCAGATGTTGCGCATCTTCTTTGCGGTGCTGGCGTTGAAGTCCACGGGTGGCGGCACGGCGACTATCTCATTCAAGGACTTGGCCGACGCCAAGAACCGGGTATCTGTCACCGTGGATGCCAGCAACAACCGAACCGTGATACTCACCCTGGACGGGACATAGTGGCGGCGACCGGGTGGTTTCCTGACGGGTATTGGGTCGAGCATTGGTCAAACTACTGGCCATCGTTCACGCCTCCGACCCCAACCGGCCCCTGCTGGTTTCCGGACAATTACTTCGCCATCGGTTACTGGTCGAACTACTGGCCTTGCCACGGCCTCATCCCGCCGCCGCCCGTTCCCGGATTGGTGGACGCCTGCCCGTGGCCCACTCCTGGGATGGGAACATCACCGGAAGGCATCGCATCGTCGGTGGCTTGCAAGCCGACATACCCTGACGAGCACAAGAAGCGTGACCTATGGTGACAGGCCCTTCCCCCAATGATGTCAAGGAGTGGTGGCTGAATCCTATCAGGCGGCTACAGCAGGCGGCACTCCACTCCACGGGCCTGTGCATTATTACGATGAAGTTCCTTGTCAACGAGCAAGGCGAGCCGTTGCAATGGACCGAACCGGAAGTCATCGCCTTGGAGCCGAAGAATGCGAAGCAGGCCATCTTGCGCCTGTTCGGGAAGTGACGTAGACTGTTCCTGGGTCGGACCTGTCCCAAGGGCGACCCGCTTTCGTGATGGGAGACAGCAATGCCCGTCGACGTGAACGAGAACAGCGTACGGGTACGAGTGAAAGACCCCGGCGTGTTCAAGCCGAACACCTTCCGGACTATCGACATTGGGGCCGCATCGAAGGGTATCAAGGCGGTGGTGGGGAAGCTCAAGGCTGGCGGGACTTCGATGGTGGTGCAGACCTACATCTTCGACAAAGCGAAGTGGTCCAAGGATGAGGCCGTGAAGTGGGCGGCGGCCAACAAGGAGAAGGAGGACGAAGTGGGCGAGGTGGCAGCGGCCGAAGTCAAGACCAAGATGTACGACGAAGGCCCGGCGATGGTGTCCTACATTCCCCTTGGGGCCACTTCCTTTGCGGACGTGGATGAGTACATCGTTGCCGAGGCGATGGGTGAGCGGGTGCAAGAATTGACCCGCCAGTTCCAGACGCTGGCTGGCAATATTCTGTACTCCCCCGACATCGCCGACAAGGAGCAGGCCCTCAATTCCCTTGTCCGTGAACTCGACACCCGCCTGGGTGAGACGGTGAAAGCGAAAGGCGTCATCGGCAAGATGAAGGAGGCCATTCTCTCACGGTTGGTCGGGGTCAAGGAGGGCGGGGAGGACCGCATCCGTAAGGACCTCCGATACGACAGCGAAGTCCTTCGGCCCACCGGCGGCCTGATGGTGTGGAAGGAGGCAGACACCTATCGGTGGCTCGCCATCTATTCCAACAAGTACATGGACCAGGACACGCCTCCTGAAATCATCTCCGAGGCGGCGCACAAGGAGTTCATTGCGGCGGTGGAGGCCAAGGAAGCCCCGTACCCCGAACTCTGGCACTTCCACGTCCCGGGCACCCGCTACGGTCAGGCTGACATGCTCGCCTACGACGATGCAGGCTTCGTCATCGCCGCAGGCACCATCGACAAGGGCCACGAGGCCGAGGCCGAGGCCGTGATGGGTATCAGCGCAATCCGGGTCAGCCATGGAATGTGGCGGTCCAGCGTGCGCTACGACCCGAAAGAGAAAGGTGTCATCACCCGCTACCGGTCGGTTGAAATCTCCGACCTGCCACTCCAACGAGCCGCCAACCCCTTGACCGGCTTCTATGCCATGAAGGAAGGTGAGAACATGGGACTGCCCGCTGACAAGAAAGCCTACCTGAAGACAGTCGGCTTGTCCGACGAGCGCATTCTGGCGCTTGAGAAGGAACTTGAAGACAAGGCTGGTCTGGCGAAGGAAGCCGGGCTGGCATCCAAGGAAGGCGAACCTGCACCGGAGGCACCGAAGGCCCCGGCATCGGAACCGAAGCCCGATGAGAAGTTGACTCCGCAAGGGGAGCAACCGACAGCGGATGCGCCTATCCCCCTGACGGCCGAGGCCATTGCGGGGGCGGTCACCGCCGTCCTGGAGCCGTTCTCGGCTCGCCTCGGTGCCGTCGAAGCCGCCGTCTCGAAAGAGAAGGCGAAGGACGAGCAGCGCATTGTCGAGAAGGCGGCGGACACGCCTGCGGCCAGCCTTGCGGCGCTGGTGATGCGCAACTTGTCGGTGCGAGGCCAGGAAGCGGCCAAGCTCGCCCCGGACTTCAAGGTGGTGACACCGGTTGAGTCCAAGGAGGCGAGTCAGGTGACCGGCATTCCCTGGCTCGACAAGGTGATTGCTGAGCCGCCCAAGAAGTAAGGCTATTCCATCCACGAAAGGAGCAAGGCAATGGAGCTTGAAGCTCAATTGGTTGATTTGCTGACCAAGCAGACGGCCATCCTCGAACGCATGGACAAGAAAGACGACCTGAAGACCAAGACCCCGGCGAACTTTGGGACGGCGGTGGAACTCCACGGCGAAGGCTCGCTCTTTGGCTCGCAGAGCATTGAGCGTGAAGTCGTCTCGGCGCATATCCGACCGCAAGGCATCCTGGGGGCAATCCCCTGGATACCGACCGTCTACACGACCCCGTTCTTTGCATCCATCACCGGATTCTCGGCAGACGTCGGCGCAGAAGCCGCCTTCCCCTGCTCGGACAACCCGGTGACGATGATGAAGGGGTGCAACCTGACGGCCAGCTTTGGCCGTGTCGCACGGGATACGCGCACCATCGAAATCAACGATGTGATGCTCAAGCGCAACCGGGGCGACTACACGGACCTGATGCTGTACGGCAAACTGCTCGGCCTCACGGGAATGACCCCGGCAGGCATGGATGAGTCGGACGTCCTGAATGTCGTCACGAAGTCCGAGATGGTGGCGGCGGGCGTCTCCTTGGAGCGGATTCTGAACGTCTGGTCCTTCCAGGGCAACCCAGCCACGGGCAATGCGGGCGGCGGCTACAAGCCCTTCGCAGGCTTGGACCGGCAGATTGCCACCGGCCAAGTGGACGCCGAGACGAACAGCGCCTGCGCTGCCCTCGACTCGGACGTCAAGACGTTCGGCTACCAGAACGTCGAAGACCCGCCCAACAGCCTGTATGACATCGTGCGGCACGTCTCCACCATGGAGGCGTTCCTGCGTTTCAACGCTCAGCGCATGGGCCTGGAACCGGTGCAGTACATCATTTCGATGCGGCCGGAGCTGTGGTTCACCCTGAGCGACATCTGGCCCTGCCAGTACAACGCCAACAAGTGCGGCCAGACGGTCGTCGACTCGAACGTGATGATTACGCTCGGGGGCGAGAACATGATTGCGGCACGCGACGCCATGCGCCAGGGAATGTACCTGGACATCAACGGGCGGCGCTACCCGGTCCTGCTCTCGGACGGCATCTATGAGGCGACCAACATCACCGGCCCTGCGGCAATCAAGGCTGGTGAGTACGCGTCCTCGCTGTACTTCATTCCCCTGACCATCATGGGCGGCCTGCCGGTGACGTACATGGAGTACGTCGACTATCGGAAGGCGGCCCCGGACATTGCCCTGCTGGGAGGCAGCCAGCAGTTCTGGTCCGACGATGGCATGTTCTTCTGGGCGGTGGAGTACGTGAAATGGTGCTACAAGCTCAGCGTGAAGGTGGAGAGCCGCCTCGTTCTGCGGACTCCCCAGCTAGCGGGCCGTATTGACGCAATCAAGTATCGCCCGCTCCAGCACTTCCGCTCGAGCGACCCGACCAGCCCGTACTTCGCTGACGGTGGTGTGTCGATGCGGCCTGACCAGTACTACAAGCACGTTTGGTAAGCCGCTCAATCTAGAAGTCTCCCGACTTCGGCAGACGGCCCCGCTTCCACAGGGGGCCGTTCTGCTGTATCATGGCGGCATGGCACAGGCACCGATATACGTCCTGACCTCGGACAAGTACCTCGAAGCTCTACGGCCCTTCGCCTATCTCATGGAGAAGTACTGGAACCCCCAGCCGGTCGTCATCGTCGGCGGGTTCAGCAAGCCCCAGTTCTCCCTGCCCCCCAACTTCCTGTTCCACTCGCTCGGCGGCTTCGCCTCCTTCCCACTCAACAAGTGGTCGAATGCGCTTATCAAGTTCCTGATGGTGCAGCCCTATGAGGTGTTCGGCCTGATGCTGGAAGACTACTGGCTCACCCGCACGGTGGACGTCGAGGCGTTCAATATTGCGTCGGCCTATATGGACCAATTCCACTACGTGGCCCGGTTCGACCTGACCGGCGACCGGAAGAATAGCGGCTTCGCCAAGCAGTACGGCACGGCGGGCAAGGTCCGGCTGGTCATCTCTGACCCCGACAGTCAGTACCATTGCTCGCTGATGTGCGCTCTCTGGCGCAAGGAGCACTTGCTCCGCATCCTGGTCGAGGACGAGACGCCGTGGGAGATTGAGCTCAACGGCACCCCACGGCTACGGGAACTCAGGGACGAGGTGATTGTCCTTGGCACGGAAGACCCGCCCTTGCATCACACCCTGGCGTTCAGGGGCGGCGACTCCGGCAAGCTCCTGCTGGACGAACTAAAGCCCGAGGACGTGGACGAGATGAGGTCGCTTGGCCTCCTGAAGCATTGGGGATTGTGATGGACGACAGCAAGGCCTACCTTCGGCAGACCGTCCGCAAGGTGACAACGGGGACGTTCAAGAGCACCCCCCGGATGGAAGAGTTGGTGCTTGGGGCGCTCCGGTCGGGGCGCATCTCGTATGGCCCACTCTCGATGGCCTTTGAACGTGAGTTCGCCGCCTATCACAACACCCGGTATGCGGTCCTTTCGAACTCCGGCACATCGTCCCTGCACGTAGCTGTTCAGGCCCTGAAAGAACTCAGGGGCTGGCCGGACGGCCTACAGGTCATTGTGCCCGCCTCCACCTTCGTAGCCACGGTGAACGTCATCCTGCACAACCGGCTCAAGCCCGTGTTTGTCGACGTCGAACCCCTCACCTACGGGATTGACCCGGCCCTGGTCGAGGCGGCCATCACCGACGACACGGTGGCAATCCTACCGGCCCACCTGTACGGCCAGTCCTGCGAGATGGACGCTCTCATGGAAGTCGCCAAGCGGCATGGGCTGGCCGTCATCGAGGATAGCTGCGAGACGATGTTCGTCAAGCACCGGGGCAAGTATGTCGGCTCGATGGGGGATGTCGGGTGCTTCTCGTTCTACAACGCCCACCTTCTGACCACGGGTGTCGGCGGCATGTGCACGACCAACGACCCCAAGTTGGCGCAGAAGATTCGGTCGCTGGTCAATCATGGCCTCGACATCTCGGAACTGAATGTAGACGAGTGGTTCAGCCCACGGCCCAACCCCGGGCGGTCGTTCCGCTTCACCCACGCAGGCCACTCCTTCCGCATCACAGAGATGGAGGCGGCTTTGGGACTGGCCCAGCTTGAGACGCACCATGAGATGTTGAGCACGCGTCGGCGCAACGCCCGGCACCTGACGGCCCGGCTCCAAGCACTCAATACCGTGGCGGCGGCCGGACTGTTCCTGCCGGAGGTGGCAGACGGCAACGAGCACGCCTGGATGATGTACCCATTTGTGATGGACCCGAAGCGTATGCCGAAGGCAACCTTTCGGCCCTATCTCAATGAGGCGGGGATTGAGACACGCGACCTGATGCCTATCATCCACCAGCCGATATACAAGGGCATGCTCGACCCCACGCACTACCCAATTGCGGAATGGCTTGAGCGAGACGGTCTGTACATCGGCTGTCACCAGGACCTGACGCCGGACGATATGGAGTACGTCGCCCAGGTGTTCGAGGATTGGCTCCATGCCAACCCCTGAGTTGGCCTGGACATTCTACCGGGGCGAACTGCTGAAGCACGAACTCGCAGACCCCCTTGCCTACCAGCACCCTTGGCGTCTCTCCACCTGCGTCGCCACCATGTACGTTGGCCCCGGCGAAATCCTGGCCGGGGAAGTGGCGCAGATGAAGCAGGCAGGCGTCCCCGACCCCAGGTGGGATTGCGAGGACGAGTCGAATCTCCTGCATCAGCGTTACCACCTGTGGCAATGGGAACGCCTACACCCCGGCGTGTCGCTCAGGTCGTTAGACAGCATCGTTGAGTTCGGGTCAGGCTACGGGGCGATGGCGGTCGTGGCGTCGGCCCTCGGCTTCCGTGGCACCTACTACCTTGTGGACTTCCCGGAGTTCTCCGACTTCGCCTTCCGGCATCTCAAGCACCGTGGCGTGAATTGCCAAGTCGAAGTCGGCTACCACGCTAAGCCCGACCTGCTTGTCTCCTGCTTTGGCATCTCGGAAGCGAGCTTGCAGGACCGGGCCGAGTTCCTTGGCAGAATTGCCCCAGCATCGTACCTGCTCGCATTCCAGGGCGAGTGGGGCGACATTGCCAACCTGTCGTCGCTTGAGTCATGGGCGCAGGGTTACATGGAACACGGCGGCCCTATCTGGAAGGTGGTCATGGAGCGTCACGCTATGTATCTCGTCTCCACCTGGGAACGGCGATGAATAAAGTATTCATGGTCCCGAACGACAAGACGTGGGGCGACGAGAGCGGTATCCGGCGAGTGGTCGAGGCGTACATTCGCTACCTGCCCGACTTCGGTTGGAAGGTCGTCAACGACCCCAACGCCATGCTCGACATTGTGGCCGTTCACGCTGGACTGGCCCAACGGGACACGGTACACGTCGCCCACACCCACGGCCTGTACTGGACCGCAGACTACGACGCCGCAACCTGGGAGTGGGGAGCGAATCAGCGGGTGTTGTACTGCTGTCGGGCCGCCCGGAAGGTGACTGTCCCTTCGGAGTGGGTAGCTGAAACCTTCCGGCGTGACATGCGGATTGACCCTGTGGTCATTGGGCACGGGATTGACCTGAAGGAGTGGGGCGAGCCTATCGAACGTGAGCGATACATCCTGTGGAACAAGAACCGGGCGGCTGACGTATGCAACCCGCTCCCGGTCGGCATCCTCGCTCGGCGGTTCCCGCAATACCGATTCGTGACCACCTTTGCCCCTCCGGGCGACTTCCACAACATCCGGACCATTGGCGTGCAGCCCCACTTGGAGATGCGGAACTTCGTCAAGCGGAGCGGGGTGTATCTCGCCACGACGAAGGAGACCTTTGGCATCGGGACGCTTGAGGCGATGGCGTCCGGCGTCCCCATTCTCGGCTACGCTCACGGCGGCATCCTCGATATGGTGAAGCATGGGGTCAACGGCTACCTTGCCCGGCCCCGTGACGAGGACGACCTAGCGGAAGGGCTGGCGTTCTGCATGAAGCACGCGGCCATCCTGGGCGACAACGGCCGGGAGATTGCGAAGTCGTTCACCTGGGAGAAGCAAGTGGCGAAGGTGGCGCAAACCTACAACGAGGCGGTGAAGGTTCAGGCACCCTCGGCGGCAATCATCATTCCCACATTCAACTATGGGGAGAAGGTCGGGCGGGCAATCGAGAGCGCCGTCAAGCAGACCTACCCCCTGCTGAATCACATCATAGTCGTGGACGATGGCACCGAAGACAAGGGACTGACCCACCAGCGAGTCGATGAGTGGCACGCCCGTGACCCGAGGGTCGTCTACGTCAAGCAGGACAATCAGGGTGTCGCCATCGCCCGTAACACCGGCATTGAGTACGCGTGGAAGCGTGGCGTGAAGTACGTCGCCTGTCTCGACGCCGACGACTGGCTGGACGAACGGTTCTTGGCGGTGACTATCCCACCGATGGAGGAGCGTCCCGACCTCGGTATCACCTACACGGGACTGCACTTCCACAAGCCCGATGGAACGCATGGCATATCGTCCTGGCCGGGGGATTGGGACTTTGCCCGGCAATTGCTCCGGGCGAATCAAGTCCCCACGGCCTGCACCTTCCGGGTAGAGATGTGGCGGCGGTTGGGAGGCTACCGACAGCGGTATGCCCCTATGGGGGCGGGGTCGGAAGACGCCGAGTTCTGGCTCCGCTCAGGGGCGTATGGCTGGGAGGCGAGGAAGGTAACGAACGAAGGCCTGTTCCACTACTCCTGGATGACAGGCGGCGTCACCGGGAATGCCGAGTACCGGGAGGTGGACTGGCTGGCGTGGCACCCGTGGGCGGGACAAGACGGCGACGGCAAGCATCCGATGGCGTCTCATGCCCCGGCCCGCCGCTACTCTCACCCTGTCAGGCAGTACGACGAACCGATGGTGAGCGTTGTCATCCCGGTCGGCCCCAAGCATCAGAAGTGGTTGTGGGATGCCTTTGACTCGTTGGAGGCGCAGACGTTCAGGCGGTGGGAAGTGCTGGCCGTCATGGACAACACCGAGAAGGTGGAGACCCGGCTTCGGGACGCCTACCCCTATGTCCGGTGGCTCCTTCCCGGCAAGAGTTCGGGCGCAGGTCACGCACGCAACCTCGGGGCGGCGGCGGCCCGGGCACCCTTCCTGCTGTTCCTTGACGCCGACGACTACCTGCTCCCGCAGGCGTTGGAGATGATGCTCGAAGCGTGGCGCATTGACAACGCTATCGTGTACTCGGACTATCGGGGCAGGGCCGAAATCCACGACCCGACGAAGCTCGCCGCCGACTTGCAGGAACGGGTGTACGACTGGAACCGCAAGACGAATGAGGCCGTCATCGGCTACCGGGCGTTCGACTTCGACTGCGAGCGTGCGCTCGAGCAGCCGGAGGAGCCTCAGCCGTGGCTTTGGTGCAACGTGACCTGTCTCATTCCAAAGGCATGGCACGACGAGATTGGCGGGTTCGATGAGGTGATGAAGTCCTGGGAGGACGTGGAGTATCACTACCGGATGGTGCGGGCCGGGAAGTGTTACATTCGTGTCGCTCACGAACTGCTGGTGTACCGGTTCTCCACCGGCTCACGGCGGGAGACCGGGTTGCAAGAGCACAGAAGCATTGTAGAATACATCCGGGCGAAATGGGGCGAGGAGAAAGCTGTGGGATGCGGGTGCAAAGGCAACGGTCGTTCCCCTGTCTCACTTGAGCAGACTAGCCCCGACCGGGGCATGGTCTTGGCTATTCCTTCGTCCCCCAACGGGAGCGCAACAATGTCCGACGCAGACTACTCCTTGGCGAAGTACACTCACCCCAACACGGGCCTGCACTCAGTCGTTGGAGGGCATACCGGAATCAAGTACGGCTATCGGGGCGGTGGTGAAGTCTTCCTTGTCCACCGTGACGACATCCAGGCGCAGACGCACCTGTTCACCATCGTGGATGAGAAGCCGACCGTCATCCCGCCGCTGGTGAAAGAGGCTGCCCCCGAACCCGTGGCGATTGCGACAACCCCGGAGGCGGCTCCCAAGCGCAAGCCGGGACGGCCCAAGAAAGCGTAAGGCATGGGACAAGCGACTGGATTGCTCGGCCCATCGGACTGGTGGAGTGTCGGCCCGGTGGGCCTCATTATTCTAGGTGGGGCGGTGTTCCGGATTGCCCTGATGCTTACCAGCGAGGAAGGACCTTGGGACATTCTCTGTCGGTTGCGGCATCTCTTGGGCGTGCGCTACGACGCGTCATCGAATCCCTACGGCCTGAACGTCGTCGGCAAGGCCCTCTGCTGTCTGTGGTGTACAAGCGTGTGGGTCGGGATAGGTGGCGCGCTGTTGGTCGTGTTTGCCCCCTGGCCGACGATGACCCTCTCGCTCCCGTTTGCGCTATCTGCCCTAGCAATCCTGCTGTCGAAGGCGGTGGGGAATGAGTAGAGCATCCACTCCTACGCTCCTGTCCCTCGACCGGTTCGCTCGCATTATGGGTATCAGCCCGGTCCACTTCTGCGGGGCGGCAGGCTCGGTATTCTTTCCCCTGGGTGGTGCCTGTTCCGATGTCTGGTGGCAACAGGCGTACCAAGGCTCGGACAAGGTCAGCCGGGAAGACTTGGCCCGTGCCATTGCAGAGGCCGAGCGGGAGATTGCGGACTTCCTTGGCTACTGGCCCGCCCCGATGTGGTTCGAGCGGGAGATGCACAAGGCCGACCGGCATCACAGGCGGGAGTGGTTCGGGGTCGGCGTCAATACCCGCTACGACCCGAAGAGCGTCAAGCTCGATTGGGGCAAGTTCATTGCTCAAGGGCGGCGCAACGTCACGCTGATTGGAGCGATGGCACTCACGGCGTCGGACCCGGATGGCGATGGGTTCAACGAGCTTTATACCGGGACGAGGGCGACCACGCTCACGCAAGCCGACATCCAAGAGGTGGCCGTCTACTTCACCGGCAAGAACACAGAGGAGTGGGAGGTCCGGCCCAAGACGGCGGCCATTGTGGCGGGCACCCTGACCTGTACCTTCGACTTCTGGCAGGTGATTGACCCGGTCAAGCAAGACGTCTTCCCTTCGACGGCGGGGCAGACGGCGCTCGACATCACCGGGACTATCTATGTCGCCTCGCTCGATGTCTATCGGCGATTCACCGACTACTCTCTCCACTCATCGGAGCTGTATTGGGAGCCCCGTGAATACGGCTCGCTGGGGTGCCCGGTGTGCGGCGGGAGCGGTTGCCAGTCCTGCTCGACAGTCTACCAATGCGGGTGCCTGCACGTCCGTGACGTGAGCCTCGGCATTGCGGTCCCGGTAGCGGCAGACTGGAACCCCACAACGTCCGCATGGGTGCCAACTGCTGACCCCATGCCGATTGACCCCGACATGGTGAAGGTTTGGTATCAGGCCGGGGATATGTCGCAAGCCTACCTTGCAGGCACCAGCCTCGACCCGCTCGACCAGCGGTATGCCGAGTGCATCGCCTACCTTGCCGTGTCCCGGCTGGAGCGTCCGTTCTGCGCCTGTGGCAATCTGGCTTCGCTGGCGAAGGACTTGCGGCAGGACTACAGCCGAACCGATTCTGGTGGGCCGTCATTCTACCTACCGGACAAGGACGCGTCGAACCCCTTCGGCACCCGGAAGGGGGAGCTTGTCGTGTGGCGTCGGCTCACCGGCCTTGCCAAGAGGGCTCCGAGGATGGCACTCGTATGAGAACAGTCATCACAACCGACAACCGAGGACGAAAGACCGTCTTCCTGGTCCGAGACACGGACCCTGACTCTGCCGCAGGGCGAGGCATTCCGATAGGGCCGCCTGACTTCGACGGCCTGGACCTGGAGGAGGTGAAGAAGGAGCTCAACAATCAGCTCGTTGAGACGGGCATACTCACTTGGCTTGACGTGCAGAAGAACCCCACGGCGTTGTCGGGGGCGGTCCGGTCGGCAATGGTCGGACGGATAGTGGAACTATACAAGCGACAGGAGGCGAAACATGGGTAGCGACTTCATTCCGGCAACGACTGGCCTGTCCCGCGTGTTCTTGCAGGAAGGTCGAGCAGGGCCGGACAACCCGTTTGAGTACATGAGCACGCTCAGGGCGATGTCCCTGACAAAGCCGATGGGCGACGTGACCAAGATTGAGGTCCCCCACCCCACTCGCCCAGGCCAGTACGTCCGCATCGGCCAGTTCCAGACCGGCGATGAGCGGGCGACCATCACGCTCGAAGGTCGCTTTGCGCTTGACCTTCGCTCCCGCCTCATGCGGCTGGCGAAGACCCGGTGCCCGGTCGACGTGCAACTCCACTTCGGGGATTGCGAGGACCTTTCCGACCCCAAGGCCTGGAAGAAGATTCTGTTCCTGGAGGAGGCTATCCTGACCTCCTACGGCACAGAAGACCTTGGCTCGCTCCAAGACGCCGACACCGCGGCGGTGAATGAGACCGTCGAACTGTCGGCGGGGAACATCTATGACGCAACCCCGGCTGTCTGGAGCCGGAAGGCCGACGACATTGTCACGACCGAAATCGTCGCTGGCACCGTGGACGACGCCGTGAACTGCGGTGGGGATTGCGGAGCACCCTCCGGTGGGTGTAGCCGCATCTTCCTGGTCAGCACCGCGGCTGGCGGCTCCCCGGGAACGCCCCCGGACGTTGTGTACTCGCTGGACGGCGGCTTGAACTGGCGAGCGCAAGACATCGATACCATCACGACCGCCCTTGCCCCGTCCGGCATTGACCTGCTCAAGGGGTATGTGGTCATCTCCTGCTCGGCGGCGGCGACGGATGGTATTCACATCACCCCGGTAGCCGACCTTGACGCCTTCGGCAAGGATGCCGCCTTCACCCGTGTGACGACCGGCTTCGTCACCGGCGCTGGCCCGACCTGCATCCACACCTACGGGACGAAGTCCCTGCTGGGCGGCCTTAATGGCCGCATCTATCAGCTCACCGACCCGACCGCTGGCGTGACCGTGCTCGAGAACGGGTCGCTCGCCCCGGTGTCGCAAATCAACGACATTGACGCCTACAGCGAGCGGTTCTGGGTGGCGGTTGGCAATCAGGGCGTCATCATGTACACGGAGGACGGCAAGAACTTCCTGCTCCTGACGACCAGCCCGGTCGGCATCGGCGTGAACATCCGCACGGTGGCGGTCAAGAGCAAAGTCGAGTGGTGGATTGGGACCTCCGATGGCCGCATCTTCTACACCCGAAACAAGGGCCTGAACTGGACGTGGAAGCGGTTCTCCGGCGACAACGCTGGCGTCGTCTACGCAATCCACATCGCCAATGACAGCGTCATGTACTTTAGCCACTCGACGGCGGCACCGCTTGGGCGCATCTTCGCCTCATTCAACGGCGGGCGGGACTTCCAACTGATGCCGCAGGGTTCGGCCATCATGCCGAACGCCCAGCGGTTCACGGTCGTGGCTCCCTGCCACAATGACCCTGAGTTGGTGGTGGCGGCAGGACTGGCCGGGCCAACCGGCTCAGACGGGATTGTCGTCGTCGGCAAGATGTAGACCTGACGCATCCTCGGACAGGAGGAACCTATGACTACGGGCCAGCGGCGACACGCCGCAGTTGAAGTGGCAAGGGCGCAGAAAGAAGTCGGAGCGGCCGTCACTCTTTCGACCGGCATCCGCGCACGCATCCGTCCGGTGAGTGCGAAACTGCTGGACCAGGTCTCGCAGACCGTACCCCAGCCGGACGTCCCGAAGCAGTTCATTGAGGCATTGGGCCGGGAGGAGGAGAACCCCCTCCACCCGGCCTATCTTCGGGCCATCGAGGAGGCGAATCATGAGAGGGGCCAGCGGACAACCGAAGCCCTGCTCATGTTCGGTGTTGAGCTGGTGGCTCCAATACCCCCGATGGAGGAGTGGCTTCCCCGGCTCGCCTACATGGCGAAGCGGGGCAACCTCTCGCTGGACGAGTGGGACTTGTCGGACGCGATGGACGTCGAACTCCTGTACAAGTCCTTTATTGCGGTCGCCGGGCCAGACCTCGTCCTATTGGCGATGGCTTCCGGCCTCACGCAAGCGGAGGTGGCCAAAGCCGAAGACTCCTTTCGGAGTCAAGAGGAGCGGCGTCCCGATACAACGGGTAGGGATACGCCACCGGCTTAGGCATGGCATCACCTACTCACAGAGGTTTGAGGAGTTCGAAGCTTGCATCCGGGCCGGACTGGACCTGGAACGGTGGACGAACGGGGAGTATGACCGTGACCTGATGGCCCGGACGGTGGCTTGGTATCGGCTGTCGGGGATGATTGACGCGCACGTTGACGACGCCCGGAACAAGGCGCTTGAGTCCCAGGCCAAGCGGAGGAAGTGATGGGTATGAAGCTCCCGCCGTATGGCGTCGAAGCAATCGTCAAGAACTACGACAAGTTCTTGAAGGACATTGGCGGCATGGGGGGAGCCGTCAATGAAACCCACAAGCAGATTGGCGGCCTTGGGGCCATCTCCCTTGGCGGCCTTGTGTCCTCGGCGGGTATCGCTGTCACAGCGGTTGCGGCCATCGGGACGGCGGCGCTGGGGGTCGCCGGGGCGCTCGGCGGCCTAGCAATCAAGATGGCGATTGACGCCGCCCCGCTGTACGACATCCAGACAGCGTTTGAAGGCATCGTCACGGCAATGGGGAAGGACCCGGCTGAGGTCCTGCGGACGCTGTCTGAGGCGGCCCGTGGCACCATCCCTGACGTCAAGCTCATGGAGAATTTCAACCTCGCCAGTCAACTGCTCGGCTCGACCCTTTCAGAGAAACTCGCCCCTGTAATTCCACTCATCGGAAAGGTCGCGTCCGCCACCGGGCAGGACGTGGGGCAATTGACAAGCGACTTCATCCGGGGCATTGGTCGGGAGAGCGTGATGATTCTCGACAACCTCGGTATTCAAATCGACCTGACGCAAGTGATGGACGACTACGCCAAGTCGGTTGGGACGACAGCGGCAGAACTCACGAAGGAACAGCGTCAGGCGGCGCTCATGTCGGCGGCGACCGCCGCCCTCGCCAAGAACACCGCCGCAATGCCCGACATCGCAGACACAGCGGCCGGGGCGATGAAGGCCTTCCAGACGACCATCACGAACACGAAAGACCAAATCGGGATGGCGTTGGTTCCGGCCCTCCTTCCACTCATCACGAAGCTTGGCGAGTTGGCCCAGCAGTACCTGCCGCAATTGGTCGAGGTGTTCAAGACAAGCGTCATCCCCGCTGTCATCGAGGTTGCCACCTGGATTGGGGAGCACCTTCCGGGGATGATTGATGCGGCGGTGTCGTTCTTTGGCCAGATGCAGACGGCGGGGAGCAACCTTGCCGCCTTCTGGACCACGACGCTCCAGCCCGCCATCGTCGCCGTCGCCACCTACCTGAACGAGAAGTTGGGGCCGTACTTCCGGACCGTCATCACCATTCTGACGGACGTAGTGTTCCCGGCGCTCAAGCTCCTGTGGCAATGGTTCTCGGTCTACATCCTGCCGATTATCACGACCGTGGCGAACGTCATCTCGGCGGTCCTTGGCTTCGCCCTGCGGACGCTGTGGGGTATCTTCACGAACCTTATACTCCCCGTGGTCGAGAAGGTTTGGAAGTGGATAAGCGAGAAGTTGGCCCCGGTATTCGAATGGCTGGGAACGGCGATTCAAGACGTGGCCGACTTCATGGCCCCGTTCCTTGAGGTGATGAATGGCTTCTCGGACTGGCTGAACAACGTCAAGCTCCCCGAATGGCTGGTCGGCAAATCTCCTTCGCCCTTCGAGAAGACGCTGTGGGGGATTGCCGAGGCGATGGGGGCGGTTCAATCATTGGCGGCCCCAACAATAGGGGCGGCGGTGGCGGCTCCTGTGCGGGCGGCCCCGCCTGGGATGGGCGGGGCAGGGGGCGGGGCAGGGGCAAGCAATGCGTACAACCTGACGGTGAATACCTCGGCCCCACGGGAGCCCATTCTCGCTGACTTCCGAATGATGCAAGCTCTTGCTGGCAGGCGGTGACAGATGCTTGAAGTCCTACTCCCCGAGGCGACCAAGAACTACTGCACGAACCCTTCGGCGGGCCTCGACACGACTGGCTGGGCCGCACTAGCTGGGACGACCATGACCCGTACCTTGGAGCGTTCCCGGTTCGGGCGGGCGTCCATCCATTGCGTCACTCCGGGCGGCGTGCCGCAGGAAGGTGCGTACTACGAAGTCAACATCGGCCTGACCAACTCCCCTGTCTGTGGCTCCGCGTACGCACGGGGGCGAGGGACGGTGTACTGCCTCCTGCGGTCGCACACGAACAGCCTGCAATGGGTCAGCAAGCCAGTCGAGCTCAACGATGAGTATTGGCAGAGGCTGTGGGTGGTCGGGACACTCGGCACCGCGGTCGAGACGGCACTCCGGCTGGGTGTGGCGACGTACCGCAATCACCTTGCCGACTTCTATATCGACGGAGCGCAACTGGAACTGAAAGGCTATCCGACAACCTACTGCGATGGCGACGTGGAGTTTGAACTGCCAGTCCATGACGGCAGCCCGTACTTTGAATGGGAAGGCCAGCGGCATGCCTCCCGTTCCACACGGACCAAGTCGTATCGCCGGGGCGGGAGGTTCGTGGACCTGTCGAGTGGCGTGGATGTCAACCTGTACCCCACCGAGGCGTCCGGTTTGGGAATGCCCCCGTTGGCCCTTGGGACGCAGTTGTACTCCGGGCAGGAGCGTGCCGTCCTGCAATCGGTCAAGGCCCTGCCGAGGGCGGTGGAAGTCACATTCACGGCCCGGCGCACGCACGACCGGGACGAGTGCGACCCGCAGAGCTTGAAGGAACTCCACAAGGCACGGTCGGCCCTGGTCGACGCGTTCAAGCCGGACCTTGTGACGAAGCCGCAGGCTGGCCTCATCCGGTATGAGGATGGGCCATGCCCGATGGACCTTGAGGCCATCTATGAGAGCGGCATGGAGTGGGAGGGCGACCTCCGTGACCCGACGATGAACGCCTTTGGCGTCCGGCTCCTTGCCCCCGACCCGTATTGGCATCCGGACAGCCAGGACGTCAAGAAGCTGTCGGTGAACACCGTCCCAACGACTGGCCATGCCTACTTGGTGGCCCGGCTGGCGGGCGTGTGGCAAGGCTTCGGGTCGGCGTCCTTCCCCATTCGAGTGCTCAAGGTTCACCCCAACGGGGACGTGTATGCAGGCGGCGACTTCTTGAACATCGGCGGCGTGGCCTGCCGCCACGTGGCCCGGTGGGATGGCACGGCGTGGAACATCCTCGGCGGGGCCGGGAATGACATCGACAATGGGACGGTGTATGCGATTGCCTTCGCCCCTGACGGCGATGTGTACATCGGTGGCACCTTCACGACCGTAGGTGCTGTCACCATGAACCGGCTCACCCGCTACCAGACGGATACCAACACTTTCCACAAAGTGAAGAACACGGCTTCCCCTGGCGTGTCCGCAGACGTCTTTGCCCTGGCAACCGACAAGACCGGGGTGTGCTACATCGGCGGCACATTCCTTAGCACGGTTGCAGGTGACAACGCGTACCACATCGTCAAGTACAACGGCCCGGGCCTGGATACCTGGACAGTCATTGGAACGCACTCAGGCCTGGATGGGAACGTCAACGCCCTGGAGGTGGACCTCGACGGCTCCACCATCTTTGTCGGGGGCGACTTCGTGCAAGAGCAAACGCACCTAGACAACGCCCTGCCCCGCATCTGCAAGTACACGGCAGCGGGCGGGTTCACGGCCATTGCCGAGTCTGGCCTCAACGGTCCGTGCAAGGCACTCAAGCTGGGCCTCGACGGCAAGCTCTACCTCGGCGGCACATTCTCGACCGCTGGCTTCTGGACTGCGGCAAGGGTGGCGGTCTGGAACCGTACAGACCTGTACCCACTCGGCGGGAACGGGGCCGGAGTGGCAGGCGGCACGGGCGTGTTCGCCTTGGATGTTGACAAGAAAGGCAACGTCTACCTAGGCGGCGACTTCACCAGCGCCACGGGCGACACCCTCTGCTCTCAGGTTTGCTCATGGAACGGGACGACCTTCGCTCACCTTGACATCGCCGTTGGGTATGCTGTCTACGCAATCGCCTCGAAGTTCGAGAAGCTGTTCCTTGGCTATGGCGGGGCGGTGGTCAGCTCTATCGCCAGCGTAAGCGTCGTCCGGAACAATGGGAAGGCGGCGGCGTATCCCATTCTGGACGTGCTCGGTCCTCTCTCCTTGCAGTACATCGAGAATCAAGACACAGGCAAAGTGGTGCGGCTCAATCTCGGCGTCGAGACAGGGGAGCGGGTGTTGGTAGACCTACGCCCCGGCCTCTTGCGAGCATTCTCCGAGTGGCGGGGCAATGTGATGTACGGCCTGCTCCCCGACAGCGACTTCGGTGACTTCTACCTGCTCCCCGGCGACAATTCAATTGCCTTCCACGGCACAGGCGGCTCAGGCTCCGAGGAAGTCAGTCTGAGATGGCCGCTGTCTGATTGGTCGTTTGACAGCATCCGATGAGCCACATTCTCGTCCGCTCGGCTGACGGAATCTTGATGGGGAAGCTTGAGAGCGTCATCTCATGGAGCTACGCACGCCAAGCCAACGACCTCGGCTGGTTCTCCATTCAGACGAGCGACATCGACAGGAGCTTGTTGGCCGTCGACCGCATCCTTGAGTTCTACCGGACGCCGATTGGGGCCGGTCCCATTCTCCTTGGCATTGGCTTCCTGCGTGCGTGGGAGTGGACCGAGGACGGCGAAGGGCGGGTGTACCTGCAACTGGACGGCCCGGACCAGATAGACCTGCTGGCCCGGCGTGTCGTGGCATACAACACCCCGGAGAGCATGTGGAGCAAGAGCGGCCCCGCCGACGACTCGATGAAGGCGGTCGTTCGGGAGAACATGGGGACGCTCGTCCAGAATGTGTGGTATCCACTCAGGACGCGTGCCTACCCCGCCGCTCAATTCTCGGTGGCCCCGGACGAGGGCGATGCCCGGTCGGTCGTGAGGACCTTCCAGTACCGCAACGTCCTTGAGGTCTGCAAGCAGTTGGCAGAGGCGTCGATGTGGCCCTCGTCCGACAACAACTGGACCAGCACGCCCGTGTGGTTCGATTGCGAGTATGTCGGCCCGGCGCAATTCCAGTTCAAGACGTGGTGCCCGAACCGTGGCGTGGACCGCACCCTAGCGACGAACCTCGCCCCGCTCACCTTCGCCAAGGAAGCGGGCAACCTCCAGAACCCGGCCCTGAAGTTTGACTACTCCGAGGAGGAGAATATCGTCTACGGCCTCGGGCCTGGGGATGGGACTTCCCGGATGGTGGACCCAGAGAACGACCCGGCCCGTGGATACCTCTCCCCGTTCAACGTTCACGAAGGCATCGAGCCAGCCACCGAGGAGACAACCCTCCTGGGGGTGGCGTGGCGGGCGTACTACGCCATGCAGGAGCGCAGGCCGAGGGTCATATTCTCCGGCTCGCTCATTGATACCCCACTCACCCGGTTTGGGGTCGATTGGGGCTTTGGCGATGTGGTGACAGTCCGATACCGTGGCATGGAGTTCGATGGCCGTGTAGACTCCTTCGTTGTCTCCGGCGACCAGGAAGGTCGGGAGACAGTCGAGGCGACCGTGACCATCACGAAGGCGCTCGAAGGGAAACCCGACTGATGCAGATTGACCAGGGCCAGCTAGTCCGCATTGTGGGCCAGCACAACAAGGACCTTGAGAGGCTCAAGGCGCTTGGCACTCCATCGTCCTCGAAGGTGAATCACACGCTATGCGCCTTCGACCCCGCTGTGGCCGTCCACGCATTCGGGCGTGTCCGGTGCCTGCCCGGAACGGGCCTGCGCTACCGGGTCGTCTCCTGGGCCATCATGTCGGACGTCAACGGCGAGGCAGTCGTGGACATCCTGAAAGGCTCAGGCTACCCACCGGCGACGACAATGTGCGGCGGCAACAGGCCGCGGCTCCTGGGCGGCAAGATTGCCACAGGCGGGGTGACAGGTTGGGGAAGTACGACAATCAATCACGGCGACTATCTCATCCTGAACATATTCTCGTTCAAGACGATAGCGCAACTCGGATTCTCCGTCGAACTCGCTCCGGAGCCGCAATGAAGCCTAGCCAGCGCATGGCGGTCATCGCCCCCGACTGGTGGGGCCACTACCCTGTGCGCCCAATTCCGAACGGCGTCGAGTTCAACCTCGGCCACGGGGTCGGCGGGGCAATTCTCATGCAACAGGAGGTCCACTATTGGGACGGCCGGTGGAAGGAGATGGACGACCGGCCAGTCGAAGACCACTCTGGCGGCTTCGGCTT